AGTCGGCTTATGAAGGACAAGGGTCCGATTCACACATACAGTATCGGCATGGAAGGAAGCCCCGATCTCGAACATGCCCGACTCGTGGCGGAACACATCGGATCCTGTCACCATGAGCGCATCGTGACACCCGATGAGTGTTTGGCCGCCATTCCCGACGTGGTTCGGGCCGTCGAGACATGCGATATTACGACTATCCGTGCATCTGTCGGCAATTACCTCCTCGGGCAATTCATAGCGAAGGAAACTCCCGATGTCAAGGTGATTCTAAACGGTGACGGTGCTGACGAGGCACTCGGCGGCTATCTCTATATGCGTCGTGCCCCCAATGATGCTGCATTCGAGACCGAGACAACCCGTCTACTCACGGAAATCCATATGTATGACGTGGCGAGATCCGAAAGAAGTATGGCAGCACATGGTCTCGAATCCCGGTCTCCCTTTCTCGACCGTCAATTCATCTCGACAGCAAGAGGGTTTCCTACAGATATTCTCAGGCCGACGGAGACCCGCATGGAAAAGACCCTGCTACGAGAGGCCTTTAAGGACACGGGGATTCTACCCGAGAAGGTCCTGTGGAGGCGCAAGGAGGCATTCAGCGACGGAATATCCAAGGCAGAGACATCGTGGTACGAGATGGCCAAGGCGGAGGGGCTCAAGCAAGCGGGCGGTGATTGGGAAACCAAGGCACGGGCCTACACTGTAAATACTCCCACGACTCCCGAAGCCTACTGGTATCGTAAACTCTTTCATACCTGGTATATCCCACATACGGCGGTGGTCCCAGCGATGTGGATGCCGAGATTCATGGATGGAGCATCAGATCCTTCAGCGAGGACACTGGGTCTATACAAGGTCTGATTGGAATCAAAAAGGTTTTGTAATAGTAGTAATGCCGACACAAGTGAAGAATTACTCGATCTGCCCACTGGTAGAGGCTCGTTCTACCTCCAGAAGATTCACATGCGCCGATGTCCGTACTATATACGGGTTTCCATCGGTACCTACAACACCTGTAGTAGTCGGCGTGATTTCTGTGGGTGGTGGTCTAACGGGTACGATTGATCCGACAACCGGTGTTCTCACCGGCGGAGATGTGAATGCGTACTGGACATCTCTCGGCATTACAAGCCTGCCTGTAGTAAAGGTAGTTCGTGTAAACGGCTCGGCCTTTGATCTCAACGATTCCAATTCTACTATGGAAAATACTCTGGATGTCGAAATGGTGGGTGCATGCTGTCCCACATCAAATCTAACCATCATTTTTTACGTATGTAATCAATGGTCGGCACCGCCGGGCCAGGATGCCTTCTATAATGTCTTCAACTATGCAATAAACACACCGGTAAACGGAGTAAAACCGTCGATTATCTCCTGTTCATGGGGTGCCCCCGAATCTCTTTTTCCCGCTTCTGATCTGACAAAGAATAATACTCTGTTTGCTGCTGCATCTGCCCAAGGAATCACGATTACATGTGCAGCAGGAGATACGGGAGCAAATAATGGAATGTCAACGCCGACGGCCGATTTTCCGTGTTCTTCGCCGAATGTAGTCGCATGCGGCGGAACCACCCTGGTCTGTCCCAACTTTGTATACGATGCCTCTACTGTCGAAACGACATGGTCGTGGAATGGCTCGACAGCCACGGGCGGCGGCCTTAGTAAATTCTTCCGAGGCCCGCCATTTCCTACACCCGCTGGATCTCTCATGCGCCAGGTTCCCGATATTTCGCTAGTAGCAAATCCGGCCACGGGTGTAAAATTCACAATCCAAGGAAATACCAATTCAATTCTGGGCGGCACAAGCATTGTATCTCCGGCCATTGCCGGCCTGATGGCCTGTCTCCCCCCTTCTCCTAGGTCCCTAATAACCCGTCTGTATGCCTTGCCCACCGCCTCCTTTTATGATATTACCGTTGGTAATAATGGCGGATATAGTGCAGGAGTAGGCTTTGATCTGTGCACGGGCCGTGGAAGTGTTAATGGATCCGTATTTACGACAAATTATTCGGCGCTCGTTGCGAATCCGGTGACGGGTGTGACTGTTACGCCGTCATCGGTAACCCTGCTGACCGCTGCGACGCAACAGATTACAGGGACCGCAAATAAGTCTTCGGGTACGGTAAGTCTTACTGCTCCGAATACGGTCACGTGGGGCTCGAGTAACACGGCTGTAGCGACTGTTACGCAGGCAGGTTTAATCACTGCTATTGGCGGAGGCTCTGCGGTAATCACTGCGACCACAGTCGATGGGTTTTTCCGTGGTAATACGACGGCTATAGTGACTGTTCCTGTGCCGCCCCCTCCGCCCGTAAGTTCTATACTCATTTCTGCAAATTTTAGAGCAAGGGCCTTAATTCAAGGAAATATACGGAGAAATGCCCAGTTACAGTTATACGTGTTTCCTTCCGTCGCAGTAACGTGGTCTTCTTCTAATCCGGCAATTGCCGCCGTATCAAACGGCCTTGTTACAACAAATAGATTAAGAGGCCGTGTTACGATTACGGCCCGAGTACCGGGTGGCCCAATGGCATCTGTGTTGATAATAGTTACATGAGCCCTGCAAATGAAAAACAGGCACCTAAATAGGTTCATGTTAGATCTCGGAGATGGGTATTCCATGTACTATGAAGAACATGGAACACCTACTGGAAAACCGGTAGTCGTTCTTCATGGCGGGCCCGGCGGAGGCATACAGCGTTATCAACGCACACATTTCAATCAGAAACGGTGGCGCATCATCATGTTTGACCAACGGGGCTGCGGTCGTTCGACGCCGAGGGGTCTCGATTCCTTAAAGGCCAATACGACATGGGATCTCGTCCGAGATATCGAGAAGCTTCGTAAACATCTCGGTATCGACAAGTGGGTTGTTTTCGGCGGATCATGGGGAACGACACTCGGCCTGGCCTATGCGGAGACCCATCCCTCCTCCGTGTCCGGTCTCATTCTCCGCGGTGTCTGTCTCATGCAAAAGTGGGAGCGAGACTGGTTGTATCAGGGCGGAATTCAGACCGTGTGGCCCGATGTGTGGACCAAGTTCCGGCGAACTGCCCGATCAACCACCGATCAGTCCTTGATTTACAGGAGACTTCTGCGTTCCAGGAATCGGGTTACGAGACGCAAGGCCGCTGCCGATTGGTGGGGTATGGAAGCGACCATTTCCTTTTTGAAACCACGGGCGGATACTACGCCGGTAAAGGCGGTTGAGGAACTGGCGGTTCTTGAGAACCATTATTTCAGCCACAATGCCTGGATCGGCGAAGGCCAGTTACTCCGGGATGCCAAACGTTTACGTAATATTCCGACTATAATCGTACAGGGCCGATATGATATGGTATGTCCATTTCGTGCTGCATGGGAACTCAAACAGCGACTACCTCGGGCGAAACTCGTTATTGTTCCCGATGCAGGACACGCCGGTTCGGAAGTTGGCACTGCAAAAGCTCTGAGGGCGGCTACGGATCAGTTCTGTTAAATAATGATTATCTTAGTTAGAATGAGTAATGCGGCAGCGGAGATCGATGCCTGGTGTAAGGGCGCAGCGTCTTTAGAACAGCGTCTAATAGATGCAGCCCAAGATTTCAAATATCTTGCAGAGACTAATGAGTCCATGCGTGACATGGCTGCTCCCCTGAATGCAGCAAAGGCACGTATCGATCAGTCGTTTAGTGGCGTCGTAGCAGCAAAGAACGCATTATGTCGCTTGCAAGCGGGTGGTCGTCGCCAAAGAAAAACTAGACGCAGACATTAGAATGGACATGTTTACACAGTTGTTCTGGCTCAGTTCAATACTTGTGATGTTTTAAAATCTCTCAAATAATTAGGATGGACCCGCATGTTATATTAGCACTCATACATTTAGTAGCAATAGTTCCATTTTTATTGTATGTCGGCTTAGTACGAGAGCAGATTCCCGAGTCGGTATTCAAGGTAGTGTTGGCATTGGGAGTAATCGTGCTGCTTTATCAATCATTCAAGGCATATACAAAAATAATGGAGGGTAAATCGCCGTGGATAAACTATATTCATATCTTTCTATTAGCGCCTATTCTTATAACAATTGGTTACTATGGAAAAAATACTAGCCGCAAGTATTTTGAAATGTTATTGATGTTGGCATTTGCTGCAGGTGGTTATCACTCGTTAACAACCCTACATTGGATCGGTGCAAAAAAACTCTGACCTATAATAGATAAATGACAGTCCTGCGAACTCTGACACAGTCTGATCGCACGACTCGCCAAAAAGGCCGCACTCTGTTCGTAAACTACATTCGTTCAGGGAGGGCGGTTCCACAAGATTACCCAGATATTGTGGGAGGCGCCATATTCACACCTGATATGCCAGTGCCGCCTGTAATCACTAATGTGGCCTCCAGTGTATCTGGTGTCGAAATTACCTTCAATCCATCCGAGGGAGCGACTCGTTATGTTGTTACATTCTGGGCACCTACCCGACAGACGGTGACTGGCACGGCGTCGCCTATATTGTTGGCCGGCCTGACACTTGCGACCCTCTACGGCTTCGAACTCGTCGCCGTAAATGATCAAGGGTTACAGAGCTCCGCCGTAGTTCGCCAAGTAACGTCGTGGCCCGGTTGGGCTACACGGACTTAAACGGACCTTGACACAAGCACAACAATGGCCTGTTATATCTGCGATAATGTAATGGAGGAGACGGATCGCCTAATTGAGTCTCCGTGTTGTGGAATCGTAATCCACAGCACATGTGGAATTGATAAGGTTGCGACAGCCGCTTACAGCGCATCATTCGTATACTGTAATAGTTGTGGCGCTGAATTATGGAGTCCTCCGGCATATAACGACACCGACCCTGTAGAGCCAGTGTTAAGCCCCGAATTCATAGCGGATGCGGCTCCTTTGAAAGAACGCATAAAGTCGTGGCGAAAATCAAAAAAGGAACTGTCGAAGTTAACGACGCTGGCGGTTCGACAGTTTAGGATAGATGCTGCCTCTCATATATTTGCAATTAAAAATATTAGGGCCCAGACAATGGCCAATCTTTGTATGACGAATGCATTCAAGGAATCATCGAAGTTGACAAGATCAATTCGAGCCTCCATTAAACGTCTAAGTGAAAAGCACAATCTGTATACCCGTGTTGTTAGAAAATTTCTGTTATTACAACCACGAAATCTGTACAGATCCCTGATATACCAAACAGAATTGAATATTATCAAGTGGAAATTACGGTGTCGGATTTGAGATTATCCCTGCAACATACGCCGGATTTACCATGACAATAGGGCCGTTGGTGACACGTAAAGCCCGGCGCAGTCCTGGAACCGAACATTCCGATAATTCTTGTTGACCTGTGTGCTCCAAATGTATCACGTGGACAGTTTTCCAAAGGCGAACTATCCATGTCGCAGCCCAGCGTTCAACCACACCTGCATTTGTTGTGTAGCAGGTCTCCAGTAGAGCAATAAGCGCATCCAAATCTTCCTTTCCTCCGAATGACCGAATAAGATTCATTAGAATGGCGCCGGCCCGTTGTTCGCTAAATATATCCGTCTTTATCCAGGCTCGGAACATTCGTTCTATACATTCTCGCTGTTCCCGAGAAGGACGCATCACCACGTAATATAGAGCCATGGATACTTCGGCAGAATGCTCGGATACCCGTTTCCATCGAGGCAAACCGGTTTCTGGAAGACACAGCCAGTCTTGAATAAGTCCTAGACAAGAGGGACAGGTCATACCTGATACAAAGGTAATCGTAAGGGGGCCGTGTCAGGTTTATTCTATACCCTCGTACAGGGCCGGTTTGTTCTGGTTTAAACTCATAAGAAGCCATAGGGGCAATGGCATCAACACCGGCAACGATGTTAAAAATCGTATCTTCCGGTCTGGAAGACCAGGAACGACTCAATACACCGACAGGTCAACCATCTACACAGTTCTACAACTCTGTTTTACGTCAGCGTACCCGTTGGGCATCGCAGTGGCGCCGAGTCGAATTCGATAATGTGGCGGATTTCGGGCGAAAAGCCACGGTAACTCTGCCCATACTCGGTGAGCTCATAACGAGAGCCACTCTCGTTGTTGTCTTACCGGATATTGTCAAGCCCCAAGAGGATGCGCTGGCTGCAGCCCAAGGCCTATATGACAGGTCTAACACTCCTTCACAAATAGAGTCTCTGCAGGGCTCTGTCTATCCTGCCTGGTCCTGGACAAATTCCATAGGACATGCCCTCTGCAGTGATATTACGTTCAGAATAGGTAATCAGGATATAGATACTCTCGATTCACGGCTACTGGAAGTCATCGATGAACAACATGCATCCTTTGATCATTTCGATACAACGAATTTTATGATTGGTCGGGATCCGAGTACCTTTAATCCTCTGAATTATAACTCGAGAGAAAAGATACAGAGTCAGATAAAAACGGTCGTACAGACTCCGCAGACTGTTCAGTTGGTTCCGCCATTTTGGTGGAATAGAGGGCCCGGGCCGCAGCCTCTTCCTATACAGGCACTCTCGAAAGAACCGGTACAAATCGTCTGTAATTTCCGCCCAGTTCAAGAATGCGTGTATACGGATTTCCGGACACAGGTGGCCGGTGCTCCCATACCGAATATAGCCGGATCGAGCGTTTATTATCCTACGGCCCTTCCTATAACTGGTTTTATTCAATCTCGGCAGCTTACCGTAACTTCCATAATACCGTTTGATTGTGTTGGTATGACACTAGCGGGGACAGGGGTTATACCAGGCACGACAATATCCGAAAAAACCGACCCTAACGGATTCACATTCCGTATAAGCAATGTTCATAACCTATCACAAAGAACTATGTATGTAGGTCCGTCGGCGTCCCCGCAAACAATATCTCTAACCCAATATGGACGTGATCCAGAATCAGGGAAAGCTTTACCGCATATTGGTGGAAATGTCGTGCCTAATCTATCCATGCCGACTGATTACCATTTTATAGACGCCTACTGGATTGTAGAATATGTGAGTCTCGAGGATAGAGAGGCCGCGGCCTTTCGTCTCGCCGATCTTCAAATTCCAATCGAAACACACATGGAACTACCTGTAACACCCACGAATGGAGCGGCTCGGACACGTATTGTAGTGGAACAAGGAGGTCTCGTGAGAGATATTACATGGGTCGCTCAGCGGATAGAGGCGCCTTCGTACAATGCGCACTTTCTCTTTAGCCAGGATTTGGCGGATCAAGGAGCCGCCGCCTCTGAAATTCCGTGGTGGCCGAATGCGCAATTTCCGAGCTGGGATTACGGAGACGGCTATATTCGCACCGGTTTTGCAAATGCGCGCTCTGATCCACTTGTAACAGCCACTTTTCGAGTATACGGCAAGGAACGCTTTGATTTCACGGGGCCGTCATTCTTTCGTTCGCTGATGCCTATTATGAACTGTAAGAGGGCGCCTCTTGTGAATCGTTATATATATAGATATGACTTTGGTATGTGGTCAACCGGCGGATTAGCGGATGCCTATGGACGCCCGATGGATGAGGTTCGTGGTTGCGCAAACTGGGATAAGCTGCCGTATAAAGAACTAGAGTTTTTCATGTCGGACAACTATTACAAGGATACGTGGGATACTATAGTAAGTCCTGGTTATCCAGTGATATATCCGGATCCACAGGGGAATATTACAACAACCGGGTTTGATTCCATATATGGATACAGTCCTCTGAGTAAATATGACCAGGCGTACAGGATCACCATGTATGGAGCAGGTGGCAGAACAAGCGGATATGGCGCTGAGCTATCATTTACAATCGACAATCGCCAGATACAGGGCATTGCGGGATTCCAGGATATGTATATTCGTTATGTGGCCACCGGTTCGATTTCGCTGGTCGTAAAAACAAAGACGGGATATATCATTATAGCCGTAGCAGGAGCCGGTGGCCAAGGGTCAGGAGGAACAGGCGGGTCTGCAGGAACAGTGCTGACATGTGGTCTCCAAGGTGGTCTGGGTATTCCAGTTACAAGCCATAGTCAGAATACGACGAGCGCAACAGATGTGGGAGGTGGCGGCGGAGGCGGGCGCTCTTATGCGGGGTCTACAGGAGAGCCCGAAGGGCCTGGGCTACCCGATGGTGCTGCAATGACTGTAGATGAAACATTTTTGACGTCACTTGCAAGTACTGGAGGGAGCACGTACGCTCTTGAGGGCGGTGATGGATACTATGGAGGTGGCAGCGGTACGAGTGGCGGCGGTGGAGGCGGCAGTTATGTTTCTACGTTTTGTACGGATGTAACATTTGGCATCTGGGGTTCCGAACGTAATACTGACCCTGGTTCAGGACGCACCTTTTTTGAGAAGTCGACCATGACTATTCAGCCTCTACGACTAGTAGAACACCGTCGCCCGGCCTATAATATCCACGTATGGTTAACCCAATATAACATGCTCCGAATCGCTGGAGGGAGGGCGGCTCTGATGTTCCAGTAAGCAATGCTAGGGACCTAAAAACTTGACCGGGCTTAAACGCACCTAGTTGACTATCGATCAGATGACTGATTCCAACTTTATCGCAGAAACGAGCAGCGCTGAGTTTCCCCCGTGCCTGACGTTCGACGAGATGGGTCTCCCAGAGAACCTTCTTCGTGGCGTCTATGCCCATGGCTTCGAGAAACCTTCCGCCATCCAGTCGGCGGCTATTGCCCCGGTGTTCAAGGGTCGTGACATTCTTGCACAGGCCCAGTCGGGGACGGGCAAGACTGGTGCCTTCGGCATCGGTGTTCTGAGCCGTGTGGATCCCGTCCTCAAACAGACGCAGGCCCTCATCATGGCCCACACACACGAGTTGGCGGGTCAGATTGCGGATCAGATTCGCTCTCTGTCTTCGTACATGAAGATCGTGGTGACTCTTGCAGTAGGCGGTGTACCCCGTCACCAGAATGCACGGGAGATCCGTGCAGGCGCCCACGTAGTCGTCGGCACTCCCGGGCGCATTTATGATCTGGCGACGAGTCGTGATCTGTCCTTCGCCTATCTCCGCAACTTTGTCCTGGATGAGGCCGACGAGATGCTTCGTGACCGGTTCGCCGAGCAGGTTGGCGAGATTGTGAAGCTCGGTCTCCCGAAGGACTGCAATGTGGCCCTCTTCTCGGCCACGCTGCCATCCGAGGTGCAGGAGCTGGCCGGCATGATCCTGAAGGAGCCGGTGCGCATCACCCTGAAGACGGCGGATGTGAAGCTCGACGGCATCACGCAGTATCTGGTGCCGGTCGAGGATGATTCGTGGAAGCTCGACTGTCTGTGCGACATCTTCGAGGGCATGAACATTGCGCAGTCGATTGTGTTCGCCAACACGAAGGAGCGGGCCGAGCGTCTGCATGCCGCAATGACCGAGAGGGGGTTCCCTACGAGCATCATCTACGGCGAGCCCATGACCCAGACGATCCGCCAGCAACGTATGCGGGAGTTCCGTGAGGGGAAGACCCGTGTTCTGATTGCGACGAATCTGCTGGCCCGTGGCATTGACGTCCAGGGCGTGGACGTGGTCTTCAACTTCGACATGCCTAGTTTCGAGGACAAGGAGAACTACATCCACAGGATTGGGCGCTGTGGCCGGTTTGGCCGCAAGGGAGTGGCCATCTCCTTTGCGAACCCGGCAGAGCAGACGGCGATGACGATGATTTCCGAGCACTACAGCTTTACTCCGAAGGTTCTCCCTCAGGATCTCAAGGGTGTGTGAGACAAACCACGTCACTTCGCGGTATTCTGAAATACAAAAACCACCAATTTTTGGTTATTCATCGAATCTTTTCTTCCCAATCGTGAATGCAGGCCATGGTAGGAAGCGTATTCGTCTTGTCAAGAACAGATGATAAACGAGGAACCACGATATGAATCGTTCTCCATTTTGGCCGATGATCCATACCGGGCTTGCACCATTTGTTACCGTCCCACGCCATGACGAGTGAGCCATCCGTGTTTATAAAGACATAGTTGTCCCTGGATTTCAGATGCGGCATTTCATGGAATGGCAGGCATATTATGGAAGGGCCCGCATACTGTTCACATGTGACAGTGACATACAACTTTAGGGCTGCCGCCATTTTAGCAGGAATTGGATACGGAAATGGACACAGCTCACCAAAGCGCTGCGTCCATTTCATGGGTTCGAATGAGGGATTATCTCGGGAAGCCAGAACTACAGTTGCTTCGAGATCAGTAGAACGGGGAATGCTGACACGAACTCCAGTCCACCAAGCCGGTTCATGGAGATCATGGATGGATTCCGTGATCACTGGGCCGGTATGGCGCGTGGTCTTATTACCTTCGCACGACATACTGAAATCGGGAGGCCAGTGGTCTCTGACTACAGAGAACATGCTTGCGGAGATCCTTGCGGAGATCATTGGTATTATCCATGGCTCCCGTTACGACCATCAAGTTTTAGCGAAGGGCCGAGGACCGCCTTATCATACGGGCCTTGTACCGCCGTACTGTGAACCTCCATATAGTCACGGACAAAGAGTGTTTCCGTTCCCTTGCGAACCCAGAACCCCCGATTACTGTCTGTAATGACCTGTGTTAGAACATGTGAGCCGACCACGGGCTCAAATACGTTGACCGCTCTCTGCCAGGATCCATCTGCTCTCACAAGCTGTGCCGCCGACATTATAATACCCGAAGGACTCCGTACACAATGATCACACGTTTCACGGATAACGCCGACGATTGTTGAACTGCATGGGAGCCGATCACCGATTTTGACGTCGCCGAATCGTTTTTCATGAGAATCGAGTGTCAGATATGCGACCGGATCTATTCCGAGACTGAAATTCGCCACGTAGGTGAAGCCCCGTTTATGGGGGTTGAGGACGGCCTCGGCGGCCGCCTGCGCCTCACGAACCACAGCCGGCTCGCAGCTCTCCTCATAGTCCGTGAATGTCAGATAGCCCTCGTGCATGCCGTTTAAACGTCTGTAGACCACGGCGATCTTATTTGTCGTGGTACTCAGACAATAGAGCCGATCGACCTTCTCCGCAAGGATCGCATCAGGATGTTTCGACGCTTCTACGAATCGGCCCTCGTGCTGCAAACAGTGATTGCCGCTCACATGTACACCGTGAATACGCACCATATCGGTTCTGGATCCGTCGAATTCAAATGTGGACGTTACAACGCCTCCATCACGCAACACATCTCCGAGACGGACTCGCTGGATCGATATACGCATTCCATTCTCGAGTTCTACTATCGTATCTTTGGCAAAACAGCAGACATCGACTCCGGCAATTGTACCAATGAAGGTTACAATAGGATTGCACATGAGATTAGAACCGAATGTGATTGCTGAAACACCGGCCAATGCAAATGATGTGAACATGCCGTATATACGATCGAATATGTCCCGTATCTTTACCAATGAAATGCGAATACGGGTTCCAATCAGACGGAATGAGTTTGCGAATTGCATTAAGAATTTTTCAAACCCTGACAAGAGTTTTTTAACGCCACCCGAGATAGTTTTGGCTTGATCGTATACTCCATCCACGGTATTCATGACTTTGGCGATACCCGTATAAATGGGAGTGATTACACCTGGGGAATGTTCTTTCACGGCCTCGCCGATGCAGAAATTCATTGTCTCGTCCAAATCATAGCCGTAGAATTTAGCAAACGGCATTACGTTGGGCATACACTTGTATTTCGGCCAGTTGTTGGTAATTTCGGCCCAGTTTGCGACGGCCGTAAGTATCCAACCTATCACAACTAACACAAGTGTAATACCGATAAGTATAAATAGTGACGGCGGTTCCTTGAATCTAGCTAGGGCGGCGGGATCTGCGCCGGCCACAACCATGGCCGTGTCGGCCATGAGTTTTTTGTACAAGGGTTGCGGAATCTGAGAGTGGGCAAGTGATACAGGGCTCTGTTTCCGATTTATGTGTACTGTAGGTGGGTCCATCTATTATACCCATACTTTTATGGAAACAGTGTTCGAACCCAGTCTCTGTCCATCTTGAACACTGCTGAAGAACCAGGAGATGTTTTCCGTGTCAACACGTACACCGCATTTAGTTTACGGAAAATGGCGAGTGCTCCATAGACGGCGACTGCCTGTTTGAGGGCCATGTGACGTTTTTCCATGGATAGAGTTGTTACATTCATATAGCCGAAATGTTTTAATTCACCACGGCGCAGAGGACCTATACGACGTGTAATTTTGCTACCCCCTCTGTTGTTTTTCCTGGTCGCCATATATTGATCGTTGTGATAATCTCCACACAAAGCTCCGTATTCGTCAGGGGGATGGCATCCGAAGATACAGCAAAAATGCTCGGTGTTACAATACTTTTATCCGTCGGCCTTTCCTTCTTGATCGCCATAGCATACAAGGATTCGGTCTTGAGTAACTGGGAAGCGAATCGTTGTCGCCCCGGAGTGGTAGCCTTCTCAGCGGTCTTCAAGCCCTCGAATGATACACGGTCTGCTACAGAATTTGCCAAAGATAACTGGTCCTACTGTCAAAAACAATATGTGCAATCTGCTATCCGGGTAGCAACAACAGAAGTCAAGGATCTTGTTAATTCGCAGTCCGCCGTTGTTGACATAGTAGGCAGTACCGTTGATGGGATAGCAAAGACATTTACAAATCTATGGAATATGTGTTACAAGGCATTTGCCATGATTATGGAGAGATTTTCAACGGCTGCCAAAATGTTTCGGAATATGATGAATCAGATGTATGCGATGGTAGATCGTGTACAGGGAATTGTATTTTCTATATCCATGGCTCTCGTATCTCTTATCATGACATTTATAAATACTGTACAGGTTACATTACTCGTGTCAATCATTATTATTGGGGTTATTATGTTACTGCAAATCATACTTTTTTATATCTTCGCCCCCATTTCAGGTCTTATTTTTACAGTGTCAATGATTATTATGTCATCTGTTGTTATTGCTACAACGACGATTGCTGCGGCAATGGTTGATGACGCCTGTTTTACAGGAGAAACTCAAGTTTTCTTGTCATCCGGTGATACAAAACGCATTGACAAGATAAAAATCGGCGATATCCTCGGTGATGGAGGGCGAGTTACCGCCGTACACCGCTTCAAGGGCGGTCAAGAGCTGTATGATCTCCATGGTATTCGAGTTACCGGCGATCATCTCGTATACGTAGACTATAACCTGATTCCCGTCAGTGAACACTCCGAGGCAAAAAAGATCAGATCGACGGAATCCGATGTATACTGTCTCACAACCACGAATCGCCGAATCCCAGTACGCAGTAAGAGGGGAGTCATTATATTCGCAGATTGGGAAGAAATAGACGGCGACGATATGGATTCCCTGAAGCAATGGTATCGTAGTGTATGGATGCATCTGAATAAATCGGATTCTCCTCGCCCTCCTGTAAAGGTTCTCCGGTCCGAGGCGGGATTTTCTCCTGATTGTATTGTTCAACGCAGAACTCTATTCGGCACTGAATGGACAAGAGCATGCTCGGTCAAACTCGGCGATACTCTCGAAAACGATGGAAAGGTCACCGGCATTGTTGAAATCGACGGTGCAGAGGTATCCTGGTTCGTCAATCTTCCAACACCACACGGTAATCAAATCGTCACCTGTGCATCTTGGGTAAATCAATACGACGAATGGAAGCAGCCGTATAGTTTTATGGGGCCTGTAATAAACCCGGCAAAGATTCTGCATTTTTACACGGAGCGGGGAACCGTAACCCTTGGTGGAACATGGATTCTGCGAGATGCATCCGATGTAGGCATGTCCAATCTGAAAAAACTTGTTGACGATATTATATTATAGACCGGAAAAATATAGTTGTCCTATTTAGAAATGTCGGCTCGTGGAATGTACTTGGTAGGAATGTTAGTTGTCCTTTTTCTAGCAAATATCTGCATGCTTCTGGGCATGACGAACTGGCCCCAGAGAACCCGTGAGGGATTCGCCGAGCATTTACTGAATGAAGAAGAGGATGAGCAACAGGCCCCTCCTGTTGGTGAGTCGTTCATGAACTATCTCACAAAGGGCGGGTTTGCTACAGACCCTGTGGGTACATACGACGGTGTGGATGTTGGCAAGGGAGCCTATCAGGGCTGGCGTGGGACATCTCCCGACGAGCCTCTGGCCGGCCCGAATGTGGATGAGGTAGGCCCCGACAATCTCTTTATTTTCAAGAACAACCAGTGCAAGCCGTCGTGCTGCGGTGCTACTCTGAGCTGCGACGGTGGATGCGTGTGCTCCACACCGGCCCAGAGAAATCTCATCAATAGCCGCGGGGGCAACCGTACTTTGAAGGATGAGTTCTAAGCGTCCCAAATATACAATTAAGATTTTTGAGACTGTTTCATAAACAATCTCAAAAGCTTGAAGAGTTGACATTCAATACGATTTTGATTGGCCAAGACAAATGAAGGTAACTGCTATTCTGTTGCTATTACTTTCATCCTTTTCGCCGACTATGTCAAATTATACCCGGGTCTCGTGTGAAGGGCCACGTCTGCTTCTGGTTGTTCCCACACAGTCCAGCACACCATCCAAGACATCCACGAAAACAACGACTACGACTCGATCATCTAGGATAACTGGAGTCAAAACTCTCTCCACGACATCAACAAAGACCACTACAAGCTCTATGACTTCTACAAAGACGACGACTGTATCTAAGACAGGTAGTAGCACGGGGGGTCTGACCCCGACATCAAAAGCATCCAAGACTGCCACGGGAACTTCCCGATTATCGGTTTCTCCGGTGCTGACGAGGACCGGTACTGCATCCGTGTCAACATCGAAAACAAGTAGTTCGAGTCCTACGGGGTCCCGATCCAGTTCATCATCTAGGACATCGACTGTGTCGCCATCAAGTACGATGAGTGTCCGGCCTTCGAAAACGAGTAGTGCATCTGCTACATTTTCCAAGACTATGGAGAATACCCGGACCGCAAAGATAACGGGATCTATTTCTGGTTCGTCATCGGCCTCAAAGACGAGTACCGGATCTCCGAGTTCTTCTCGAACTGTTACGAGTTCTAAGACGTATACTGCGAGCCCAACGGAGACAGTATCTATGCGGTCAACCAGGACGACTACGACATCTTCTCGACAAACGAGTACGCCGACGGCATCTGTAACAAACACACGGTCTGTGTCTTCATCTAGGACATCAACTGTATCGGTCACGGGGTC